CTTTGTCTTCTGGCGCAACGCTTCGTCAAATCTGTAGTACTGTTGCTAGTGAAGGTGGTTATCAGCAAGATGTTGTAGAACTTGCAGCCCAGAGAACTACTGAACTTACCAATATTGCGCTTACACCTAAACCGCTAATTTCGTTGAGGCTAAACTCCGGTTCTCTTGACGCTGTTATACTTCCACAAATAGTAAAGGTGCTACCTACTACTGGACAAGACTACATTATCACTCTTGTACGCAATCCCACATTAACTGGCGCATCGTGGAATACTAGCACCTTTACCAATGTAGATTATGATGTAAGTGCTACTGCTATGACAGGTGGCGATATAATACAACTAGATTACATTACCAATACTGTTCAATCTGGTAGTGGTGTGGATGCTCCTACGGGATACAAATGGTCACTTCAACTTGGCAGAACAATCGGTGGAACAAGTGATATTATGACTATTGGAATTAGAACAGCCGTTTCAGGAACACCTGCTGGGTCTGCTCTTGGTTCTCTTATCTTTTATGATTTAACTAACGGGGTATAAGATGGATCGCCGCAAGAAACGCACCCTTCCCCTAGAACTGACGACATCCAATCAGGATATCTACACTGTTCCTGCCCGTTTTACAGCAGACGTAAATAGCATCTATATCAACAATGCGTCTTCCTCTGCTGTTACGTTTAGCTTGGATTGGTATGAAGCTGCGACAACGACATATCATACCCTTGCGGAAACTGTAGAATTGCAACCAAACTCGTTGCTTCAGATTACAGACTACCCTCTTTTCCTTGTCAAGGATGACAAGATTCGCGGCCTTGCAAGTGCAAACAGTGCCGTTCACGTTTCAATATCCATAGAAGAATTTTTTGAAACTTCTCTGAACTAACCTGCCAATTTAAGGAGAAAACCTATGGCAATTACAACTGCAATGTGCAACAGCTTCAAGCAAGAGTTGCTGGGTGGAACCCACGATCTTGACACAGATTCAATTAAGCTGGCACTGATCAAAGCAACCCCAACTGGCACGTATAATGCCAGCACAACTAACTATTCCGATGTGACGGGCAATTCAGACGAGGCATCTGGAACTGGTTACTCTGCTGGTGGTCAGGTCCTCGATGGTGCAGCCATTTCGTTGGATAGTTCTACAGCCATTGTTGATTTCACCGATGAAGTATTTAGCAATGTTACAGTGTCTGCGGATGGTTGTATTATTTACAATGCCTCACAGGGTAACAAAGCGATTGCTGTCATTGATTTTGGTGGCACAGTGTCCGCTACTGCTGGTGACTTGACTATTGAATTTCCTGCTGCTGACGCATCCAACGCAATCATTCGCATTGCATAGGGGTTAGGCTATGGCTACCGTATATCAACCAATATACGGAACCGGGACATACGGAAATAGTTTTTATGGAACAACCGTATTAACGGATCTTCCCCAAGCTGTAGGAACATCTAGTCTAGGTTCTATTCAAGCAAATATTTCGGAACCTGTAGCTGGCGTTTCGGCAACAACAACTGTTGCTTCAGTCGCTATAACGGGCTTTGAGATTGATTTGACAGAACGGGTAGACAGCGTTCCCGCCACGTTATCTCTTGGCACTATCAAACCTAATTGGACAATCTCCATCTCTGGTGTGTCTGCTACGGGACAACAAAACAGCGTAGTTATAAATCGGGGTGTTATCGTAACAGGAATCCCCCAGCTTACTCTCTCTTTAGGAACTTTTGAAGTTCAGGCTACGGAGGCGTTGCTTAGTGTTGTTGGTGTAACGCAGCTAGGAACCCTTCAACCAAACATTACTGAAAAAGTATCCGGCATTGCTGGGACAAGTGCTGCAGGTTCACTTAGTCCTTCCGATGCTATTACTGTCTTTAATGCGTCAGATTTCAGTAGGCAGAGAACAATTAAACTCCAGCCAAAACAAACATCTCAGAACAGAAGGGCTGCATAATGTCTCTTAAATGGCCTGATAAAGATCCAGACGATCAACTAGACTACTCAATCAACTGGACAGAACAACTGGAAGGTGACACGATTTCCAGTATCGTTTGGAAAATATATGATGCAGACGGGGTGCTGCAAACTTGGTCAGCTAGTGAAACAGTAAATGGGCTGCAATACGTAAGTAGCACAAATACTACCACTGTTGCAACAATTTATTTGGGGGGTGGCACAGCCTTTACGACCTACAAGATTGTCTGTCGTATGACCGCCAGTGATGCAACCGTTATCGAACAAGAAGTTCGCATCCGTGTAGTGGAGAAAAACTGATGGCATATAATTACCTTGAACTATCCAACGAAGTATGCCGCCGCTTGAACGAGCCGGAGTTGACCTCCTCCAACTTTGCATCCTCAACCGGCTTCTACTCACAAATAAAAGACAGCATCAACAGTGCAGTTCGGGATATTAACCAGATGCACTTCAACTGGCCGTTCAATCACAACACGGACGACATCACCATGACTGCTGGGGAACTCCGCTACCCGTTGCCGGAAAACGCCAAGTATGTTGACTTTGATACTGTCCGTATTCAGCGCAATACAACGCTGGGGGTAGGGTCAGCAATTCATCTGAAGCAGATGTCCTACGATGAATATATTGACCGCTACATCGATCAGGAATACGAGACAGATACAACCAATGGGACTGTCCCCGAATATGTTGTTCGGTCACAGGATGGTGATATCATCTTTGCTCCGATGCCGGACAAAGCCTACACTGCCGAATACGAATACTTTATGTTCCCGGCAGACTTGACCACCTATGATGACGTTCCGACAATCCCCTACCGTTTCAAGCATATCATAGTTGATGGGGCTATGTATCATGCCTATATGTTCCGCGACAATCTCGAGTCTGCAAGTCTGGCCCTCCGCAAGTTTGAGCAGGGAACCAAGCACATGCGGACTCTTCTTGTAAATGAAAACGTGTATGCGAGGGCTATCTAAATGCCAGATCGTTGGCAGACATACGCCTTTGAGTTCAAAGGTGGCCTGATTACAAACCTCTCCCCCTTCCAGCAGGGCATACAGGCTCCGGGTTCCGCCCGGATTCTTCGCAACTTTGAACCCTCTGTATTCGGTGGCTATCGCCGCGTGGAAGGCTACAACAAGTTTGACAGTGCTGCGCTGTCCAACACCGGGAATGTTCGTGGGATTGTTCGCTACGGTGGTAACGTGTATGCAGCCCGGGGAGACGATCTGTTTCGTTCGTCTGGATCAGGTTGGACTCAGATAACTGACAACGCTACCTTCAGCAGTGGTGGGATCACATTGGGTGGATCCGGCAAGGTTCGGTTCCTGAAGTATGACTTCGATGGGACTGAAAAGCTGATGGTTGTGGACGGAACGGGTAAGCCTTTCCGCTTTGATGGCACAACCTTTGAGCAGCTAACTTCGTTGCCCACAGACACATCGGGTGCAAGTCAGGTCGTCAACTTCAAGAATCACATATTCCTTGCTAACGGGAAAGACCTTGTTTTCTCCGCGCCGTATGAAGATGATGACTTTACAAGTGCAAGCGGTGGTGGTATAATAAATATAGCTGATACCATAACGGGTTTGATTGTTTTCCGCGACCAGTTGATTATATTCAGTGAGAATACTATCAACCGATTGGCAGGAAGCAGCATCGATGACTTCCAGTTGCAACCTGTTTCCCGGGATTTGGGGTGTGTTGCTGTAGATACTGTGCAGGAAATTGGTGGTGACATCATGTTCTTGGGGCCGGATGGCCTTCGCTTGTTTTCTGCTACGGATCGTGTGGGTGACTTTAGTTTGGGTGTGATATCCAAGCCTATCCAGACAGAGATACTAGACCTGATTACATCTAGCCCCGGGGGTTTCAGCAGCACAGTTATCCGCGAGAAAAGCCAGTATCGTATCTTTGGCTACAACAGTGGATACGCGAATGACGCAGCAAAGGCAATAGCCGGAACGCAACTTCAAGAGGGTATATCTTGGAATGACTTGCGTGGCTTCAATGCCTACGTTGTCACTAGTGAATATGATGGATTTGCAGAACGCATTTATTTTGGAGCATCGGACGGATATGTCTATCAAATGGAACAAGGAAACACACTGGACGGTGACCCCATACCTGCGACTTTTGCGACTCCGTTCGTCCCGCTTAACGACCCGAATGTGCGAAAGACAATTTACAAAGGGACCACATATCTGGATGTGAATGGTGCATTTAACTTGGAGTATTCCCTTAAGTTTGATTTTGACCAGCCCAATGTTGCACAGCCTGATTCTGTTCTTTCGACAGATGCAGCCGCATCCATTACGTATGGAAACGGAATATATGGGACAGGCACATACGGGGTAAAACAGAAGGCAATCTTCGAGGTGCAAACTATAGGATCCGGTTTTACCGTGTCCATTCTTTACGAAACAACCGGAACTGAAACAGATGCCGTATTTACTGTAGACGCTGCAACGTTGCAGTATGGAACATACGGAAGGAGATAACAAATGGGTACAGGCTATACCAGAAACGATACGGCCAACAACATTGCAGATGGTAACGTAATCAATGCTTCCGATTTGGATGGCGAGTTTGATGCAATTCAGTCTGCGTTCAACGGGACTACTGGCCACAGTCACGATGGCACGACAGGTGAAGGTCCGCAGATTGATACTGCGGGGATTGCCAATGATGCCGTAACGTTGGGAACCAAGACATCTGGTAACTATGTTGCCGCAGGTGCAGTCAGCGGCGTTGGTTTGTCAGGGTCTGCTGCCAGTGAAGGCGCAACATTCACAGTCACATCCAATGCTACTGATGCCAACACGGCAAGCACGATTGTTGCCCGCGATGCCAGTGGTAATTTTTCCGCAGGAACCATCACGGCTGCTTTGACGGGCAACGTGACAGGTAACGTAACAGGTAGTTCCGGTAGCACCACAGGTAACGCAGCTACGGCAACAGCTTTGCAAACTGCCCGAACTATTGCTGGCAACTCTTTTGATGGCACGGCAAACATTACCATTGCATCAACCGACTTGTCTGACTCTGGTTCAATAGATGCTGCTACGCTGGACAGCATTGACAGCACCTCGTTCCTTCGTAGCGATGCGGCAGATACCAAGACATCGGGGGATTTGACCTTCTCTGATAACGTCAAGGCCATCTTTGGTGCTGGGTCTGACCTTCAGATTTATCACGATGGGGGGGATAGCTACATTAATGATGTTGGCACTGGTAACTTTCGCTTAAAGACAAACGGTCTTGCTCTACAGATACGAGACTCTAGCGACCTTGATTTAGCAAACTTCAACAATAACGGTTCGGTTTATTTAAAACATGTTGATACTGGTGTAAGCACTACTAGACTACAAACCACATCCACAGGCGTTGATGTAACTGGCACAATCACCTTTGATGGCGGCACAACATCTGCTGACCTGAACTTCGGCGACAACGACAAGGCCGTGTTTGGTGCTGGGTCTGACTTGCAGATTTACCATAGTGGTAGTGACAGTAGAATTGTAGATGCGGGGACAGGAAATTTAACTGTTCAGGCTACTAATTTTGTTGTTAATAATACTGCCGATAGTCAAAATATGATTATTGCTAACGATGGTGGTGCTGTCTCATTATATTACGCTGGAGGCACTAGACTCGCCACCACCTCTGGTGGCGTTGATGTAACCGGAAGCCTGACCTTTGATGGTGGAACCACATCCGCTGACCTAAACTTTGACGATAACGCAAAGGCTGTTTTCGGTGGAAGTTCTGACCTTAAAATTTATCACGATGGTTTGAACAGCTACATTCAAGATAGTGGCACAGGCGACCTGAAGATATACGCAACCAACTACGGTGTATATAACGCCACAGGTTCTGCTGTTTATATGACCGCTACAAATGGTGGTGCTGTTGATTTGCGCTATAACAATCTCAGCAAACTCACCACCTCATCCGTTGGCATCACTGTCAGTGGCGATGTTATTGGCCCTGCTTCCGCTGACTTTGACATCAAGACAGGCTCTGGCACTGGTGACATGATTTTTCATACTAATTTTGGAGAGGTGATGCGGGTAGGTGCAGACGGAAGAGTCGGTATTGGCCAAACTGCCACAACAGACAAGTTGGAAGTGAACGGCGATGTCCGTGCTGTTGACTTTAACGCCACCTCCGATGAACGCCTCAAGAGCAATATCCGCAAGATTGAAGGCGCACTGGATAAAGTCTGCCAGATGAATGGTATGCACTACGTCTTGGATGGCAAGGAAGCATCCGGTGTTATAGCCCAGAATGTGCAGACCGTTGCCCCAGAGGTTGTGGCTGATGAAGGTGAGTATATGACAGTGGCCTACAATCAGTTGATCGGCTACCTGATTGAAGCCGTTAAAGAACTGAAAACAGAGGTAGAGGAACTAAAGAATGGCAACACTCCAAGCGTCAGCTAGTGCCAATGACCCTCTCTCCATGAGTGAGGTTGTAAGTCACTTTGGTCAATCTGGAACACAGTCCTTGCGTAGTTATCTGCGTAATGGTGGT